ATATAATTTTTTTAATTCATCCAATTTATTATAAAAAGTATCTAGACCTAATATGCAATATTGTTTTTTATAATTAAGATTAATTAGAGTGTTGCAATATTTATGTTCAAAATCTTTACGTTTCCATATTTGACTACTATGTTGTCTATACTTTTCATCCTCATATGCATTTTTTTCTTTCATAACTTCGTCTATATTATAACGTTCGTAACAACGTCTATTTAAATTCCATATAATTCTATTGATTTCTGAATTTCGTATTAATGAAAAATTGTTATTGTTGTTGTTCATATATTGAATATAACCCAACTTATGAATCCTTGCCATTTTTGTATGCACTGCACTCCTGATAAGGATTTCATAATCATCCAAAATTGGTAAATATTCGCAAAAATTTCCCATATCAATTAAGGTCTTTCTCCTCCAAATTCTTGGATGATTTGGTACACTTACAATGTGATTCAACGTAATATTATTAATATTAGGCGTCATTGACACAAATACCCAATTGTTTCTTATTTTTTGTCTATAATAACCAGAATATCCTAATGCGTAAAAATCGCCATATCTATAATTTGTACCATCTTCATATATATTTACAAAATCCATGTAAACAAAGCCAACATTATCATCATCGTCAAACACCTTTGCAGCATCTGATAAAACATATGGTAGTATTTCATCGTCATGGTCCATTTCTAATAAATATTTACCGCGACATAATGAAATCGCCTCATTTTTAACATTTCCTATATTACCGTTATTTTCACTACGCTTGTATAAACGAATTCTTTTATCATCCTTAAAAGTGGCTTTCAAAAATACGAAATGTTCATCATCCGGAGAATCATCCAATATAACCCATTCCCAGTCTTTTAAAGTTTGGATTTTAATGCTATCATATGCTCTTATTATTTTATTATACGAGTTATAACATGTTGTGAACAATGAAAAGACAGGACGACATCCTTCTTTTCTCATAACACACGAATCTAAATAACAATAATTAACACCGTTATTGAATTCATTAATAGTGTTCTCATCTAATGTTTTAAAATGCAACCATTGTCTTCTCATTCTGTCTACAATAATGTCATTAACATCTTTATGATAAAGAGTTTCATTTTCACCAAAAGTAACCAATAAATGATAATTTGAATCATATAACTTGTTTAATTCTTCCTTTTTATTCACTATAAAAATAGAACACACAAACTTATCTTTATTTGCATTTATGAATTCATCAACGTAAGAATATTTATCGTATCTAAAAAACAAAATAAATGGGTATTTCATTGAATTATACTGCGTCATTTTTTTAAATCCTTTTTTCCACCTTTTTATAAAAGGTGGAGCCAAAATTCCACCTTTTTTAAAGACGGAAATCTATTTTTCAAAAAAGTACAGCAAAATAAATGTCAACGTTGTTTGGCTCCACCTTTTGAAAGGTGGAATTAGTAATTAAAATTATAGTAATCACTACTAGCATTTCGTGTTTGGTAAGAATATGCCGGGTTTTGTGGCGTTGGCACAGGAATTGTAACCGGTGTATATCTAAGATTTGCGGGTTTTAATACAAAAGCATATCCACCCTCGTCAAAAAATATCGCATTTTCTTCCAAATAATTGTCCACATGTTGATAACGCATTGCCACCATTTGACAACCTGTCGCTCTACATAATATTCCACTAGGATTAGTTGGATTTACACCAAGGTCAGGATACACAATACTCATACATCTTTGATTGAATTGTTCTAGTTCATTAACATCCGGTGTGTTTTTTACGTCATAATATGATAACGCTCGCATAAACACTGAATTACTTGTCATATTCACATATTCCATGAATTCTTTGTTCTCCAAATAGGAATTATTTGATTTGTCAACGATTAAAATAATTTTATTCATAAAAGAAGTTAAAGGTTGGGCTCCAATGTTTTTACCATGATTTTCATAACTATAATTTTTACCTAACATGATGTTATCATATGATTTAAAAATAGTTGCTAAATTAGTATACATTGCTTGCTCGTTACTTTTAACTCTTAAATGAATAATCAAAGGGTCACTTGGGTTTGGTACGGTTCCACCAGAAAAAGCATAATTACTTATTGTACTCATTACATCACTAAAATTTACACTATTGAATGTTTCTTTAACGAAATAGTTGGTGTTGTTTGAACTACTACTTGATACAACAGGTTGGTTATTAATATTGTATATCTCAAAATCTAAACATCTGACACCTTGTTTGAGAATACTTTTCAAAACACAAATATCTACATAATCATTTTGATTACTTCCACCACTACAAGCGTTAAAAGCAGTTTTAATGTAATAATCATACAAATTACCACTACAATCACTAATACTAGGAGATATAGATTTAATATTTCCATCAATAGATGGATACAACATATTTAAATAATTACATTCTTTTGATACAAGTGTAGTCAAATAAATCATATAAGATACATAACTGATTACGATAATTAATATAAGTGCTAAAATAAAATAAGAAACAAAATCTTCGTTCATATTATATATTGCATTCAAGTTCAAATTTTGATTTGCCATTCTTAACTTAACTTAATATAATTATATATATTATTTAAAAATAAAAATATTATATTTTATATTTTATTGTATTATTATTTAGAATTAAATAATAATATATATTAACTAACAATTGATATTATATGGCAGGTGGATTATTAAATTTAGTATCAAGTGGACAACAAAATGTAATATTAAATGGCAATCCTTCAAAAACTTTTTGGAAAGCTGCATATTTAAAATACACCAATTTCGGTATGCAAAAATTCAGAATAGATTTTGAAGGTAGTACGACATTGCGTTTGGCAGAATCATCTACATTTCAATTTAAAGTTCCAAGATACGCTGATTTATTAATGGATACTTACGTTGTATTAGATTTACCGTCTATATGGAGTCCAATTTTGCCTCCTCAAGAATATGTTAATCCAGACGGAACAACATCATATACTGGATGGGCTCCGTATGAATTCAAGTGGATAGACTACATCGGAGCCATGATGATTGAAAAAGTAACCATTAATTGCGGTAATCAAAAATTACAGGAATATTCGGGTTCTTATATTTTAAATATGTCTCGCAGAGATTTTAGTGCTGAAAAATTGAAATTATTTTATGAAATGATTGGACATGTTCCTGATTTGGTTGACCCAGCAAACGCGAACAGTCGTGTGAATTCTTATCCGAATTCTTACTATACAGATAATCTTGCCGGCGCAGAACCTTCTATAAGAGGAAGACAATTATATATTCCTTTGAATTCATGGTTTACACTGAAAACACAGATGGCTTTCCCTTTGGTTTCACTACAATATAATGAATTGCAAATTAGTGTAACAATTAGACCTGTAGGCGAATTATTCAAGATAAGAGATGTTTTTGATTCGGTTAATAATTACCCATACGTGGCACCAAATTTCAATCAATTTCAAAATCAAATGTATAGATTTTTGCAAACACCTCCAGACCTTGTTTTGGGAATAACTTCTTATTTAGACCAACGCAGTGTATGGTTTCCTAATGTACATTTGATGTCAACTTATTGTTTTCTGTCAAATGATGAATCGCGTATATTTGCAAAAAATGAACAAAAGTATTTGTTTAAACAAGTAAATGAAAAAGTGTTTTATAATGTTACTGGGCCAAATAAAGTAGATTTAGATTCGCTTGGATTGATTTCAAGTTGGATGTTTTATTTTCAAAGAAGTGATGCGAATCTGCGCAATGAATGGACGAATTATACCAATTGGCCGTATAATTATTTGCCATCGGATGTGAGTCCTGCTTCTACTTATGGAAATTATACATTGAGTAATGGGCAAACCATTGGTCCTGGGGTTAACCCAGATGGACGTTTAACAGGTTATATGACATCAGGAACTTATACTATGCAAAATATTAAAGAAATATTAGTTGGTATGGGAGTTTTATTGGATGGTCAATATAGAGAAAATATACAGAGTGCAGGAGTGTTCAATTATGTAGAAAAATATACAAGGACAGCTGGTGCGGCGCCAGATGGCCTATATTGTTATAATTTTTGTTTGAACACGTCGCCATTAGACCTTCAACCATCAGGTGCTATTAATATGAATCGTTTTACACAAGTACAATTGGATTTTACAACAGCTATCCCTGCATTGGACCCTTTAGCCCAAGTGTTGACAATATGTGACCCCCAAACAGGAGATATTGTAGGTATTAATAAACCCACATGGAGAATTTATGAATACAATTATAATTTGTATGTCATGGAAGAACGAATTAATATGGTAGTATTTGTTGGTGGAAATGCTGGGTTGATGTATGCTACCTAGTCCACCTTTGAGAAAGGTGGAGCCAAATCCTTTGACATTTGTTTTGCTGTACTTTTTTGAAAAGTAGAAAGGTGGAGCCAAATCCTTTGACATTTGTTTTGCTGTACTTTTTTGAAAAGTAGAAAGGTGGAGCCAAATCCTTTGACATTTGTTTTGCTCTACTTTTTTGAAAAGTAGAAAGGTGAAGCCAAATCCTTTGACATTTGTTTTGCTCTACTTTTTTGAAAAGTAGATTTTCGGTTTTACCTTTTTCTAAACTAAAAATTCTGCTGTTTGGCTCCACCTTTTCTAAAGGTGGAAGTAAATAAAATGGCAAAATAAAGCCAAAAGAATACCAATATAAACATCAAAAATAATAATAATACATTTATTAATATTATTTTCAATGCCATAATAATGCCATGGAATTGCAATTGCTCCGTAACCCAACTGCGCAATTTGAACACTCGTAATATAGAGTTTATATTTTCGTATTTTGCGTCCAAGAACATGGAACATGGAACAAAAATAGTATAAATACATTATGGAATGCACGCCTGAATTCAATAAACTTGCAAAAAATATTGCATCTAATTTGTATACATAACCTAAGTGCCATATAATAGTGGCACCCATGTGATGGAATTTCTGTAAAAATATAGGTTCTCTTTTTTTTGCGTACAAGATAAACGTATCAATAAATTCATAGTATTTGGATAGATAAAACCAAAATAACAAAGAATCAACGCCTTGCATATGAAAATAATATTGTGATTTTGCAATAATGCGATTTTGTATGAATACATTGAACAAACTGATAAACGTGTACATACTAAAAATTTGTAAAAATAAGTTATGACATAACGAAATAGATGTGACAATAGTTGGTGGAATCGCTTGTAATTCTTTTTTTGATACATTTATATAAAATAAATTCATTATTATTGGATAAAGAAAATGTAGCATCGTTTTGTGATGATGTATGGGTTATATACTTAATTTTAGGCTGTCCTTTTATATTGTTTTGTATTATATTTTCCACACTTTTGTGCGGGTTCAAATATTCACTGGTATAAATTGGGATAAAATGTAATAAGTTTTTATTTAATGTATATTTAATAATATATAATGAAGTTTCTCTCAAATATTATAATCATAAACGGTATTTATGATATTTTATGTGCGCTATCAATTTTAAAAATAGTGAATATACCACTTATAAAAGATTTACACATGTCTATGTTGAAAGATAATGAAAAAAATAATCCATTAATGGAGAGATTTATGGCATATTGGATATTTACTTATGGAATTTTACGCATTTATAGTGGGTATTATAAAAATTATAAATTAGCAGCAATTTCTTATTTTATAGAAGCTATAATAATATCAAATGAATATTTTATAAATAAAACTATGTTAATGGAACGTAGTTTGTTTGTTATATTTTTCTCTCTTGTTTTAGGATTTTTAGCTCTATATATGGTGTAATTGAGAAGAGGTATAAATCTTCAAGTGGGGACAAGACAGTCTTTAAGTTATTTTGGGAATTTATTATATTATCTTCATTTTTTTTTCCAAAAGTATTTTGGGATTTTCAATTTTGGACATTTTTTTTGTCCATTTTTCAAAAACCCGAAAAAGTCTTGGAAAAAAACATACTTTGTGACCATAATTGAAAATTAGCGTCTTGTTACCAAAAAAATAATTCATAAATTGTTATGACAATTTTTTGAAATTATTATTTAAATATTTTTTCTTTTTATAAAATATGGAAACTTTGGAAACTTTAGGAAACCAAAAGTTGCAAAAAAGTTGCATGAATTATTATTGTAAACATTGTGACTATGCAACGTCTCGTAAAAGTAGCTATAATAAGCATATTTTGACACTGAAGCATGTAAAATATGAAAATGGAACCATAATGGAACCAGAAAGTTGCAAAAAGTTGCAAAAAAGTTGCAACAATAATTATATATGTAATAATTGCAATAAAGAATATATTAATAAA